TCCGGCCCGTAGCTTTCCGAGCCGTTGGAGACGACGCCTCCGCGCATCGTGACCGAGCCGCTGTCCTCCTTGCGCATGAAGATCACGGGCATGAAGGCGATGACCTCGGCGACGTTTCCGGGCAGGGGCTCGACCTGGACGATGGTGCGCGCCGCCGTCAGCCCGGTATCGAGATAGTCGGTGGCGTTGGGCGGAACCTCGTCCAGCGCGCCATAGGACGTCACCGAGCCGTTGAGCGAGAAGTCCGCCGTCGCCGTGTCGGCGTTCGGCTTCAGATAGTAGGCACCCTTGTCGCCGATGAAATCGACGATGGTGTTTTCGGGATCGGTGTTGTCGTCGTCCCAGGCGTAGACGTCGTCGATGTCCAGCGTGAGGTCGAGCATCCCGGTCCCGGTTCCGCTGCCGCCCTGGCCGAACGCGACCTGTGCAGCGCTGGCGTTGGCCGTGGCCTGCGTGTCGATGCCGGTGAGGTTGAGGACCGTGACTTCGTTGACCCGGACCTCGATGTAGCCGACCGAGTTGTCGATCTTCGCCTTGCATTCGAAATGGTGATAGCCGCCCGCCGCCACGCAGGGATTGGAGCGGCCGAGAAGCGTCCCCGCGCCGAACAGGCTGGAATCGTTGAAGCCCGAGCCGCGAACCGCGAAGACGGCACCGTCGGTCCCGAGGACGACCATGCACTGCTCGGCATTGGACACGTCGCGGAATGCGGCGAGGATGATCGAGTTGGAATTGCCGACGCCCTCGACGTTGGGAAGATCGGTGATGGCGAAGCGGTAGCCGAAGCCGACGACCTGGCTGGCAATGCCGAAGATACGCCGGGCGATTGCGCCCGCGGAGCTTGCCCCTCCGTCAAGGCTCAGGTGATAGCCGCCGGTCGCCGGGTTGGTCGTTTCGATTGTCCAGTACGGTGACGTGAACTCGGACCACGCCGCACCGCCGCCAACGCCTTCAAGCGCGTGCGTGATCGATCCATACTGCTCGAAACCGTCCATCCAGCGGAGCATCAGCAGGGCCTCACTTCAACAAGGGTGATGTCGGAAAAACCGGCCGCCTGCCATGTGCGCACGATGCCCTCGAAAGCGTCGTCGCTCTCGAAGCGCACCTCGACGTCGAACAGGAAGCCGGCGGTGATGACGTCCGCACCGTTGGGCGGAGTATTGAACTGGATGACACCGCCCGGACGCGAGACGGTGTAGTTCGAAGCGCTCTCCAGCACGCCGTTGACCGCGACCAGCACCGTCGAGAGGACCGGCAGGTGGATGGTGCGCTGGTAGTCCTGGCCGCCCCGCGAGTAGGTCTTGATCAGCTGGAAACTGTCGGCGATCCCGTCCGCCGTGGCGATGGCCTGGTCGGTCATGGCAATCACGATGTCGGCGTCCGGCTCGTTCGGAACGTGGTCGATGCTCGCCTTGTCGAGCGGATCGCGCCAGGGGAAGGAATAATAGGGCCCGGCGGTGATCAGCCAGTGCTTCTTCAGGTCATTGATGACGTTGCCCTGCCGAGCGATCGCCTCGGGCAGGATGAAGGTGTGGAGCGGGTGCTCCCATTCCTGGTTGCGCCGTTCGTTGCCGCCGGCCGTCACCTGGATGCTTGTCTTCGTCCGCGGCGCCGAGACGCAAGGGTATCCCGGAACCTCGTCCGGCATGTAGATGTCGAGGAACGGCATCAGGCACGGCTCAGGCGGCGGTTCCACTGCCGCGCGATCTGGCGATCATTGCGACGGAAGCTGTCCGCGTCGTTGGTGTAGACGTTCATGTCGCCGAACCATCCCCTGCCGCCGCCCATGTGCGTCCCCGCCGAACCGTTGTCGTTGCTGCTGATCGTGGCGCGCTCGCCGTAGGACACGCGGGCAATGGGAATGCCGTTCATCGACAGGACGTTGCGGTCGACGCCCGGTCGCCCGAGCATGGTGAAAGAGCCGCCGCCAGCGAACAGCGGGATGGACCCACTGCCGAACAAAACGTCATTCTCGGCACCGCCGCCGAAGGATGCGGGACCGCCCGGCGTCACGCCGCCGCCGAACAGCCCGCCGAGGAACGACAGCGGGTTGCTGCCGCCCTTGAACAGGCCGCCGAGCGCGTTCTGCAGCTGCATCCTCGCGAGGCCGAGCAGGAACTGCTTCAGCGTGTTGAGCAGCGCATCCTTGGCATTGTCGAAGCCTTCCGAAAGCGCCAGCGCGGCGTCGATCAGCCCCTCGAAGCCCTGCACCTCCAGCTGCTCCAGTGCTTCCTGCGCCTTGGCGGCGGTGGTCGGAAGCGAGGCGAGATAGTCTTCCCACGGGCCGCGCGTGCCCTGCATGATGGCCGCCGTGCCCTGCGCCCGCTCGGCGCCGATGTGGTCGATCTTCGCCTGGATGGCGTCGATTTCCTGCTGCGTCGCGCCGTTGCGGACGGCCAGCTGCTTCTCGTGCTCCAGTTCCAGCCGCTTCTGCTCGAGCATCGCATCCAGGATCTGCATCTGAATTGTGCGGCGCTCCGATTGCGTCTCGGCCAGTTGTGCTGCCGCCTGCAAGTCGCCGATGGCGAGGTCGCGCTTTTCGTTGGCAAGGCGGTACGTGTCCTCCTCGACCAGCCGCTGGCGTTCGTCGATCGCGGCCTGGGTGCGGAGCCGCGCAACCTGGTCGTTCTTCTCCTTCAGGACAGCGGCCTGCGCCTCGACCTGCTGCAGCGCGGACTCGGTGATCTTGCCCTCGGCACGGTCACGCTGGGCGCGGCGGACGCGGTCGTTGATCTCGGCGTCCTGCATCTGCCGTTCGAGTTCGATCAACTGGAGTTCGATGTTCAGGCGGTCGACGCTGCTCTGCGCCATCGCCTGCTTGGCCCGCAGAATGTCGGCGTCGGCCTGCATCTGCTCGCGCTGGAACTGGTAGGTGACGTCGTCGCTGCGATCGCGCGGCTGGCGCGCGGTGCGGCTGCGCCCGCCCCCGCCGCCGGTCTTCGGCGGCGTAGCTAGGAACGGCGGCGGTGCCCCGGGGAGTCGCGCGGGCGGCGTGTTGCCCGTCGCGGCGTTCAGCCTCGCGGTCAGTCTGCGCACCTTGTCGACCTGGCCCTGCTTCGCACCACCCGCCGCGATCTGCCGCTTGAGTTCCGCGTTTTCCTTCTGGAGATTATGCCGGATGAGCGGGATGGCCTTCTGCTGAAGCCGCTGCTCGCTCTGGCTCAGCGCGATCTTGTTGCCGAGCGTCGCCCCGCCGATCACGCCTGCGGCCGCGCCGACGATGCCGAAGCGGCTTCCGGCAAGCCCGCCGATGATGCCGAGGGCAAGCTGCGGGTTCGAATTGAGGAAGCTGACGATCGAACTGGTGAGCGTGGCCAGCGCCTGCGACAGGCTCAGGATCGAGTTCGCGTTCTGCGTGACTACGCCCGCGATCTGGGCCGAAAGCACGGTCTTGATGTCGTCGAGCTTGTTGGCCGTCTCGTCGGCACGCTGGATCTGTTCGTCGCTCAGGACGATGCCGAGACGCTGGGCGGCCTGCGACAGTTCATTGATGCCCGCGCTGCCCTGGCTGGCGAGCGGGATGAACTTCTGGAAGCCCTCGCCCATGAGCTTCGCGCCGGCGGCCGCGTTCTTCGCCGCGCCGCCCTGCTTGTTCATGCCGTCGGCGATCTTGCCGAACAGTTCGACCGGGCCCTTGTTCTTGATGTCCGCGACCTCGACGCCGACCGACTTGAAGGCGGCGATCATCGGCTTGGAGCCGGACGCAGCCTGGCTCATCGACAGAGCCAGCTTCTGCAGCCCCTTGTCGGCATCGGCCTGCGTGATGTTGTTCTGCGTCGCGGCGTAGCGGAACAGCTGCAGGTCGCGGGTCGAGACGCCCAGCTGCTGCGACACGGTCTTGAGGTTCGAAGCGTAGTCGAGCGCGGCCTTCCCGGCGCGGGCGATGAGGCCGACGCTGAGCGCTCCGATGAAGCCCTTGACGAAGGACGGGAAGGCGCTGCTCGACGAACGGATCGACGAGCTCATGCTGCCGAAGGACTTCTTGACCTGTGTCTCGGTCGCCTTCGACTCTTGGCGAATCTTCTTCGCGCCGTCGACGAACTTGCCGGATTCGAGCGTGGCCTCGGCGCGAATGGCACCGATCAGGGTGTTGTTTGCCATGTCGTGCCTAGCCTTTCAGGCCGTATTTCTTGGCGATCAGGTGGAGCCGCTCGCCCAGCAGGTCGCCAATGATCTTGAGCGTCACGGTCTTCTGGGAATCGTAGGCGGGCCGCATGTACGGCTGCGCGGGCATGGTGCCGACGGACTTGGCCGCGCCCGGCGGCTTCCAGAAGCGCTGCCCCGTCCCGAACTCGGCGAACATCGCCTGCGGATAACCAGCGCCGGTCGGACCCATGAAGGCCCGCGCGTCGTACTTGCCGAGCGCCCGGTCCCTCTTGGCCCGTCCGGATCGCTGCTTTGTGGAAACGGAAATGGACGTCGCGAGGTCGTAGGGTGCTGCCGTGGCCGGATCGTCTGGCGCCAGAGTGGCCGCGAAGACCCGCATCGGCTCCAGCGCGCGGACGAGGATCGGCTCAAGCTCCTTTTTCTTCGTGACTTCCGGCAGGGCGTTGATGGCCCGGTAAAGCTCCTTGAAGCCCTTCAGTTCGAACGACGTGGATTTGAAATCGAAGTCGCCCATCAGTGCCTCGTGATCTCTACCGGGAAGCCCTCCGCCTTCAGCCGGTGGAAGAAGGCGATGGCCTTGGCGTGGTTCAATTCACGGCGCGGCTCGTCATCGTCATCGCCAAGCAGCATGTCCGCGAGGGTCTTCGTTCCGGCCAGCCGGCCCTTGTCGCCGAAGCCGTTGAGGGCGAAGCGGGCGGTGTGCCACGCCGTTACCAGCGCGACGTTGAAGGCCTTCTTCTCGCGCAGCGCAGCACCTTCCATGGCATTGATGAAGGAGGGCGGGAACTCGCGCCAGAATGCGTCGGGATCGAACCCTGCGCCTATCCAGCGGCGGCGGAAGTCTTCGACGCTCCACGCCGCTTTCGGGCGTTTTTTGGCTTCTTATCCTCCCCGTCGGACTCGGGCGGGAAGATGCGATCGAGAAGTGCGAGAACCGCAAGCCCGACCTTGCCGCCTTCCGGGCTTTGGTCGACCACCACCGCCATGACCTCGTCGTGCGTCATGTCTGGATGATGCTCGCGGGTCATCGCCCAGAGGGTATGCGTGAGCGCGCCGTATGCGCCGCTGCGGATGAGCGCATTGGCGTAGGGCATCGGCATGTTGAGCGCGCCCTCGATCGTCGTGATTGCCCGGAAGTCCAAACGCAGCGTCAGCTTCTCGCCGAACGCCTCGACCTGTTCCTCCGGGCAAAACGCTACGAGACTCACGAACCGGCCGCTCCGGCTCCCTGCTCAAGAGCGCCGGTGACGCGGAAGGTCGCAGTGGCGGTGATCACGTCGCCCGTGCTCATCGTGTCGGGCGCGTACTTCTTGATGAAGGCACTGACGACCATGTTCCAGTCGGCCGTTCCGGCGCCGGTCTCGTCGGGAACGACGATGCGGACCTTGCGCGTATCGCCGGCATCCTTGGCGCCGGTCAGCAGCAAGTCGGAAGCCGACCCCGGCACGTAGTTCATCGTTGCCGTGAACTCACCGCCGTCGATCAGGCCAGGCACGAACTCGCGCCGTCGACCGGGCGAGTTGAGATGCGTTGCCTCGGCTTCGTCGACCTCGTCGGTCGGGAAGCTGCATTCGCGAACTTCGTCGACCAGCGCAAGGTTTGCTTCGGTGTTGTCGGTCGAGACGTACAGCTTGCCGCCCCAGCCAATACGAGCGAGTGTCATTGCAGATGCCCTCCTTCAATTCAGGCGTGGTGGATGATCAGGTCCGCGGATTTCCTGAAGACGGGAGCGGTTCCGTCCCGTTCACCAGCGATGTCGCGCGGACCCAATGCGATGTCGGCACGCTGGAATGTGTGGCCGTTGCCCAACCCGCCCGGAACGAGAGCGGCAAGCACGGCATCCATGATGGTGTTCTTCAAAAGGTAATCGTCGGTCCAGACGTCGATCTGGACGCGGGCTGCTTCGAGGTCGTAGCCGCCGCTGAGCAGCTGCGGACGAAGCTGCGTCACGTCGAACAGCGTCACGAAGGGCCGCGCCGTCCCCTGCGGTGCTTCCTCCCAGTAGCTTTTCGCTCCGATCAGTGCGGTCACGCCTGCCGCCGCCCGGAGGCGGGCCAGCAATGCGCCGTGCCAGCCCATGTCAGAGAACCCTGACGCCGGTGAAGCGGATGCCGCGGCGGTCGAGCGGTTCGCGTGCGGTGATGTCCCAGTCCGAGCCGTCGTAGACGATGCGGTCCTTCAGCGTCACTGCGTCCAGCACCGTCGAGCGCTCGCATTCGAAGGACGCCGATTGCGCTCCGCCTTCCTGCGCGGCCTGGCGCTTCTCCTGCGCGGTGCCGAAACGAATGCGGGCCCGGCGCGTGGCGTAGGTCGCCCAGGTGAGCGTCTGGCCGCCGACCTCGTC